CTAGGTGAATGGTATGACGATCTATCTAAAGAGATAGATGAAGATGAACTAGACGATATCGCTAATCAAGTTTATGATAATTATCAAAGTGACAAAGACTCCCGTGGTGAATGGGAAGATATGTTTGAACGTGGCTTTGATCTACTTGGTTTAAAACTTCAAGATGCAACAGAACCATTTGAAGGTGCGTGTACAGCCGTGCATCCACTATTAATTGAATCCGCTGTAAAATTCCAGTCCAAGGCATCACAAGAATTATTTCCTGCTGGTGGACCTGTTAAGACACAGATTATAGGAGAGCAAACTCCTGATAAGGAGATGCAAGCTAATCGTGTTAAAGACTTTATGAATTATCAACTAACAGAGCAGATGTCAGAATACTTTGATGAGTTTGAACGGATGTTGTTCCATCTGCCCCTTATAGGATCAGCTTTTAAAAAGATATACTATGATGCAAATCTTAAACGTCCTGTTTCAGAATTTGTTCCTATTGATCAGTTTTATGTGTCTTACTTTGCTAGTGATCTTCGTAGGGCTGATAGGTATACTCATGTCATCTACCGTAGTCCTAATGATCTTAAAAGGGATATTGCTGCTGGAATATATGCTGATATAGAATTACCTCAAGCAGGTACACCAGAACAAGCAGCTATGGAAGAGAAGATGAATACTATTCTAGGATTTTCTCCTTCCAGTGATAATGATCCTCAGTATGTATTACTTGAACAACATTGTTATTTAGATTTACCTGCTCCATTTAATGATCCAGATGGTGTGGCTCTCCCATATATTGTAACAATAGAAGAGAAGTCTAAGCAGGTTTTAAGTATTCGTAGAAACTATAACCAAGACGATCCCAATAGAGAAAAGAAGTTACACTTCACACATTATAGATTCGTACCAGGGTTCGGTTTCTATGGATTTGGCCTAATGCATTTCTTAGGTAATCTCACTATGACTGCCACCGCAGCAATGAGAGCTTTAGTAGATGCAGGTCAATTTGCGAACTTACCAGGAGGTTTTAAAGCAAAGGGTGTACGGGTGGTTGGTGACAATGATCCTATTGCTCCTGGTGAATTTAAGGAAGTGGAGTCTACTGGTATTGATCTCTCAAAGGCTATTGTTCCCTTGCCATACAAGGAGCCTTCCTCTACTCTCTACCAGATGCTTCAGTTTGTATCAGCAACAGGACAGAAGTTTGCAGATAGTTCTGAACAGATCATTGCGGATAATTCTTCTTATGGTCCTGTTGGAACAACAATGGCTCTACTTGAAGCCTCAAGCAAGTTCTTTAGTGCAGTCCACAAGAGACTTCATAAATCTCAAAAAGATGAATTTAGACTGTTAGCTGCTATTGATTATGAGTATCTACCTTCTAAATATCCATATGAGATTCCTAATGCTAATCAGCAAATATTTAGGAAAGACTTTGATGGTCGTGTAGATGTTCTACCTGTCAGTGATCCAAACATTCCTTCAAATGCACACAGGATGATGATGGCTCAAATGGCACTACAACTTGCCCAGAACTCGCCTCCTGGTATGTTCAATTTAGAAGCACTTAATAGAACAATTCTTAACTCAGCTAATATGCCTAATGTTGAAGAGATACTTCCACCTAAACAACAACCTCAACAACTTGATCCTGTATCTGATATTATGGCTGCAACTAAAGGATTACCTATTTCTGCATTTCCAGGTCAAGATCATGATGCTCATATACAGGTAAAGATGGCTTATCTTCAAGACCCTATGAATGGAGCAAATCCAATTATGGAACGTATTGCTCCTATAATACAGGCTAATATACAGGAACATTCTGTAATGAAGTATCAGGAACAGATGAGTGGTATGACACAACAGTTAGTACAGGGAGCACAAGACCCTGCTGTTATTGAACAGGCAATGGCTCAAGCTGCTCAACAAGTTATGCAAGCTAATCAAATGGCTGCACAGGGTATGGGACAGTCTATTGAACAACAGACTATACAACTTCAACAAGGTCAGCTTATGTTAGAGAAAGAAAAACTGAGTGCTGATACTATGAAAGATAGCGCAGAGATGGCTCTAAAGAATAGAGAATTAAATCTCAAAGAAGACCAACTTAAAGTTCAGGCTTACAAAGATGGAGCTTCCGCTATTATGAAGGCAGAAGAAAAAGAGAAAGATCGTGTTGCTAAAGAAAGTATGCAAGCAGTTGATCTTATGGCTAAAATGGCTGAACAAGAAATGATAGATGATACTAAACGTGATTTAAAGTTAGCTGATATAAAAGCTGATATGGCTAAAGAAGAAGATCAAACTTCTCGTGATATGGAGTTATCTAATATTCAAACCCACAGAGATGAAAGACTAGAAGGAGAGGAGTAAGTTATGAAGTATATGAATCAAGGAAGTATTGGTAATAATGATTCCAGTCAGTCAGTTGGTGATTGGGATGATGTAGATGCGTCTAGCTGGACTGTAAGAGGAAAGAAGGGTATTACAGAAGAGTTCCCTCCTGATACCTATGACATTCCTAATCCTATTCGCAGCACTCGTGAAACTAAGGGTCCAAGTTTATCATAGGAGAATTTTATGAAAGAATGGATAAACAATAAAATTCAAAAGATTACTTGTAAGTGTGGGCTATCCTGTAAGGGGATGTGGATGGCTATAGCCTTATTAGGTATATTAATAATGTTAGTTTCATTTGTCTAATGGATATTTGGGATGATGTTATTCAATCTTATAATAAAGAAATAGAAGGTTTAAAGAACTCTCTTGCATCTGGAAGTATAGAAGACTATGCTCACTATAGACAACTTGTAGGTTCTATTAGTGGTATAGAATGGTCACGACAACAATTAACTGAGATTATAAAACGTAGACAATATGCAGATGAAGAGGATTTTTAAATGCGACACGTACCGTTAAGTAATGCTATTAAGAACGATGAATGGATTGATGCTGTTGATCCTGAAGTATCCTTAGATGAACTTCCAGAAATTCCTGGTTATCATGTTCTTGTTCGTCCATTTTCAGTAAAGGAAAAAACTAAGAGTGGTATATATATTCCAGATTCCATTAAAGATGATATTGCCTATCTTACAACGGTGGCTCAAGTTATTGTAGTGGGAGACTTAGCTTATGAAGATATAGATAAGTTTCCTAAAGGACCGTGGTGTGAAGAAGGTGACTTTGTTTGTTATGGTAAGCATACAGGCACTAAACTTTTTTATCAGGGACAACGATTTATATTATTGTTTGATGACCAAATTATTATGAAGGTAAGTTCTCCTACACACTTAGACCCTACCTTTAATTTAAGTCATTAAAAAAAAGTTGCGTACCACGTATATAATAGTGTATAATATTATTATTAGACGTAAATACGTTTGACTCGTCAACAACGGAGATTATTATGGCAGAAGAAAGAGAAATTGAGATAGAAGAACAAGATGATGGTGGATGGAATAAGATTACTGTTCCTTCGGAATCAGAAATGGAAGTTGAAGTAGTAAATGAAAAAGTTGAAGCAGTAGAAGAAAAAGAACAATCTGAACCTTCTCCTCCTGTTAAACCTGATGAACCTGAGTTAGATGGCATAGAAACTCAAGGGGCAGAAAAAAGAATACGTAAATTAATTCGTCAACGTAAAGAACGTGATGAAGAAATTAATAAGTTAGTAGAACAAAATAATCAACTTCAGTCTAGATTAAGTAATAAAGAAACTGAAGTTGCTACAAATGTTAAACAGAATATTGAATTAAGTTCAAAACAAATTGAGGATAAAATTGAATTAGCTAGGGCTGCATATCTTAATGCATTTGATGGTGGAGATAAAGAACAACTTTTATCAGCACAAGAAATTTTAAATCAGGCTCAATTTGAGAAACAACGTATTGAAGAAGCTCGTACTGCTTTAGATCAATATGAAACAACACAACAGAACCAACAGACGGTTCAGGAGCAACAACAAGAATTTCAACCTGACCCTAAAGCAATGAGGTGGGCATCTGAAAATGACTGGTTTGGTCAAGATCAGATAATGACTTACGGAGCTTTAGAAATTGATAAACAATTAAAAGAAGAAGGGTATGATCCTTCTGAAAATGATTTTTATGTAGAAGTGAATAAGAGACTAAAGGATACTTTTCCTAATAAATTTGAAGGAGAACCTGAAGTACAAAATTCACAACCCCGTCAGCAGGAAACGTCACCTGCTCAAGTGGTCGCTGGTACGTCACGCTCTCCCAGTACTGCTAGTAACCGTAAGGTTAAACTTAGTCCAGAAGATATTAGACTGGCTAATAAATGGCAGATACCACTTGAAGTATATGCAGCAGAGAAGCTCAAAGTTGATAAGGCTGAAGGCGAATATACTAATGTTGCAACTAATAAGCGTGGAGGATAATAATCATGGCACGTACACAATCACGTAGTTTACAGGAAAGAGAAAATCAAACTAGGGAAGAAGTCTATACATTTGAAGAAGAAGATGCACTAGCAATATCAGAAGATATAAAAGCTAGGTTTCTAAATCAAGGTATGGTTCTTCGTTGGATACGAATCCAAATTAGAGGTGCAGACGATTATCAAAATGTCGGAAAGCGTCAACGAGATGGATGGGTGTTCGTAACACCAGATGAAGTACCAGAACTGTCAACAAGCTCCATCGTGAAGGAGGGAGGTCGCTATGCAGGTACAGTTGTTAGAGGTGATGTAGCCCTAGCAAAAATGCCTGAAGGTCGTGCAATAGCGAGAACGGAACATTATGAGAATAAAGCTCAAAATTTAATGAACGCTGTAAACAGCCAATTAATGAGTAATAATGATTCTCGTATGCCCATTTATAATAACAGTAAGTCAACCGTGTCTAGAGGAAAAAGTCCTAAATTTCAGGACTAATACTTTAGAATGATTATGGAAAGGAAAAACTAAAATGGATACTAAAGTTTCCGTATTAGGTGGATTCCGTCCTGCACGTAATTATGGCTCTACGTCTAACACTACTGGTCAAAAGATAATGCCAATTGCTTCAGGTGATGCCCGTAGCATTTTTAAGGGTGATCTTGTAAAAGTTAGCCTTGGTAATATTGAACCAGTTAGTGCTGCTGCTGATTATGCAGTAGGTGTATTTCAAGGTGTATACTATGAGAGTGATGGTGTACCAACTTGGAATCAGTACTGGCCAGCAAATACATCAGCTACAAATATCCAAGCTAATGTTATTGCTGATCCTGATATGACGTACAACATTATGGCTGATGCCTCGTGTAGTTCGGGAGATATCTACTTAAACTTTGCACTGACTCTTGGTGCTGGTAATACCGCAACAGGTATTTCAGGCTTTGGGTTGAAAGCGTCAACAAGGACTGCTGCTACGGCTCCAATTAAAGCTGTAGGAGTAGAAGACATCCCTGGTAATGACATTGATGTAGCTACGGAACGTGCGTTCCCAATTATGGCAGTTAAGATACTCCGTAATGAAGTAGCTATGTATGATGTAATATCCAGTGTTGTTGGTCCAATTTAATAGGGGAGGATAGAAAATGGCTATTTCAAGAGCTAGTATCGCCAAAGAACTTCTCCCTGGTCTTAATGCCGTATTCGGTCTTGAGTACGGGGAAGTCAACAACGAACATGAGGCACTCTTTGAGGTCGAAAATTCTGATCGTGCTTTTGAAGAGGAAGTAATGTTCACTGGCTTTGCAACTGCACCTGTAAAAGGGGAAGGTTCAGCAGTCAGTTATGATACCGCACAAGAAACCTACGTTTCTCGTTATACCAATGAAACGGTGGCTCTTGCATTTGCAGTTACGGAAGAAGCTATGGAAGACAATCTATATGATACGTTCTCCAAACTTCGTGCTCGTGGTCTTGCTCGTGCAATGGCAAATACCAAGCAGGTAAAAGCTGCTGACGTTTTTAATAACGGCTTCAGTACTGCTCCTTCTTATATTGGTGGAGATGGTGCAGCTTTCTTTAGTGCTTCTCATCCAACCGTATCTGACGGTATACAGTCTAACCTAGCTGCTGCTGCTGATCTTTCAGAAGCCTCACTAGAAACCATCATTACGAATATCCAGAAGATTGAAGATGATCGTGGTATTCTTATTGGTGCTAATGCTGTATCATTGCATATTCCACCTGATCTCTGGTCAACTGCTGATCAGATTCTTCACTCACCAGGAACTACGGTAGCTGGTGGAACTGGTGATGGAACGTATGCCCAGAATAACATTAATGCTATTCGTCACATGGGTATGATTCCTGAAGGGTTCATGGTGAATCGCAGGTTTACGGATGTTAATGCTTACTTCATTAAGACTGACGTACCTAATGGTGCTAAAATGTTTGTACGTGTTCCACTACAAACTAAGATGGAACCTGACTTTGACACAGGTAATCTTCGCTTTAAGGCCCGTGAGCGTTATAGCTTTGGGTTCTCTGACTGGCGTAGTTACGTTGGAAGTCAAGGTACTTAATACCTAAAGGGAGGGAGAGTGTAAAAGCTCTCCCTACTCTTTTTATTTGAAGGGAACAACATGGCTACAAATATTAAAACAGCAACGGTTACAGGAAGTGGACAACTTGTAGACTTTTCAACATCAACTGTTCCTACTACAGCTACAGGTGGGATGGGAGATGCTATTGCAGTAGGAACTCGTATACTAGGTATTACGGCTGCTGTTACAGGAACCTGCAATATTACTGATACTTTTACTTCTGTTAATACAACTAAGACCTTGACTCGCATTAAATTTGCTGGTGATAGGGATACTTACTTTGGTGAACAGGGTGTAAAATTTAAAGGAGTAATTAAAGTATCGGCTCCAACTTCTGCTTCTGTTGTTATGGTATTCTATGGTTAATTATGCCTGATTATGATTATTTGATTACAGATGTAAAAAATACGGCAGAGAATGACGGTACAGAATTTGCAGAACAACTACCAAAGATTGTTAATAAAGCAGAGAATAAACTTACTACTGACTTAGACGATCATGGTTTAACCGTATATACATCTATAGCAATCGCATCAGGTAAGGCTGTTGTTACAATTCCTAGTGGTACTCGTATTGTTAGGAATTTCTCCATGACTCAGAATGGGTCAAGGAAGAATATGTTATTGCGTACAATGGAATTTGTTAATGATTTCTGGCCTGTTAGTGCTAGTACTAGTGCTCCAATTTATTATTCATATAGAGGTAATACTGAGATAAGGATTGCTCCCACTCCAGCATCTACACATAACGGTGAGATTATGACAGTGGTTAGACCAACTACTCTTACTTCTACAGGCACAACTTCTAATTACTTTACAGACTTTTGTTATGATGCTCTCTTTGCTGCATGTATGGTAGAGTCATGTTTATTTATGAAAGATTCTACAGCTACTCAATTATGGGAGGCTCAATATCAGTATCATATTAATGCTTTGCGTAATCAGGCACGTAGGACTAGACAGGATGATATGGCTGTTAATGCTAGTCCTGCTGGTGGTCCTGATACTCTTATAAAAGGTTCAAGCTAATGGCAATTAGTAGAGCTAATATAGGCAAAGAGATTAAAATGGCAGGAAAGAAAAGAGTAGGGCTTAAAAAAGGTGGACAACCAAAACTAGGTTCTGGTGCAAGATTTAAAAAATTAACAGCAAAGTTAAAAAAACGGGGGGCCAAAAATCCTAAAGCATTAGCAGCAGCAATAGGACGTAAAAAATATGGTTCTAAAAAAATGGCTGCAATGTCTAAAAAGGGGAGAAAAGCATAATGCCTACTAAAGAAGCACTTTATAAAGATTCAAAACTACCTGTAGCAAAACCAACAGGTCAGGGATTTGGGGCTGCTAAAAAAGGTCCAGCAGTTCATGGTCCTATTCATGCCACCTGTGATTATGATTATCCACAGGGAGAGAGTTTCCCCATAGATCATAATACTAGTTATAAAAGAGAGGGGAAATAAAATGGCTATTACAGGAAAAACAAAGAGAGCATCAGATGCTATAAAAGCATTAAATAAGTTTCTTGATGATTTAAAAATGGAACACGCTCAGTCAGCAATTACAGGTAAAGTTCCTGGTGCTACTCCAAAGAAACTTAAAGGAAAACCTCGTGTAGATTTTAGTAAAGTAAAAGGTACGGATCATAAAGACCCTAAAGATTTTGGTGGGCCACGTAGACGATCTAAACCAAAAAACCAGACTACAAAACCTAAAAAATTACGTAGTTTTTTAGATGATGTAGATTTAAAAACATTATCTGCTAAAGATAAAGCTGCTGCTGCAATGGGCATTCCAGCAATAGGTGGAGGGACAGCCCTAGCTGTAAAAACAAAAACTAATAAAAAAGCTGGTGGTGGTAAAGTTGGTATGTCACATCAAGGTCTATATCCTGCTGAAGAAGCTCGTTCTGGTACGATGTCTGAAATGGAACGTGCTAAGAATATGAAGAAGGGTGGTCAGGTTAAAAAGAAACAACAGGGCTACAAAGATCGTAAGGATGAGTCTATTGCAATGCGTGTAAAAAAGAAGCGCACTAAGAAGCAGTTAAAGGCTAGTGCAAATGAGTCCTACGGTAAATTTGGTAGTGCAGCTAAGAAGCGTGGTAAGATTAATCGTTCCTCTAGTAAGGGGTTTGATGGTAATCGTGAAGTCTCACGCCACTATGATTCGTAAGGAGAAAGATTATGAGTATGGGATTTGGAACTAGACCAGAAGCACCTATGTCAGATAAAGAAAAAAAACATTTAAAAGCTCTTAAAGAAGCAGGATTTACTGATAAACAAATAAATAAAATGAGAACAAGAAAAGGAGGAGGTTTAAAACCTGAACAAGTTAATATTAAAGGGGTAAAGTCTGGAACACGAGGTGGAGGTGTAATTACTATAGGTGGTGGTAAATTAACTGACACAGAAAAAGAACAACGAAAAAATTTAAGAAACCTAAGAGGTAAAACTGTTACTGAAAAAAAAGAAGCAGCTAGACGTAGAGCAGCAGCAGCAGCTAAAAAGAAAAAAGATGCAGAAGCTAAACGTAAAGAAGCAAATAAAAATAAAGCTAATGGTACTAAAACTCAATCAAATAAAACAAAACCTAGTAAAAAAGTAAAACTTCCAAAAGGTAAAACAACAATTCTTTCAGATTTAATAAAAAGAGCAAACAGATTTTTAGACAGTTATTATAAACAGAACGCACCTAAAACTGGAAGACAAGTAGTTCCAGTTAAACCTAAACCTAAAAGACCTGGTACAGATGTAGTTCCAAGTCAATCTAAACCTAAAAGACTTGGTACAACTACTACTCCAAAGACAGGTACAAAGACAGGTACAAATACTAGACAAGGTTCAGTACCTAAAAGCTCTCGTCCTAGAGTAAATAGAGAACTAAAAACAGGTACATCACCAAATATAAGACCTAGAGACTTAGCAATTAAAACGGGACTTGCTACTCTAGGGGGAACAATAGCAGGACAAAAGGAGACTAAACCTAAAAAGTCTCCTCTATCTGGTGTCACACCTCCTCGTAAACCTAAACGAGGATATAAAGCTCCATTTAAAATGGAAGACCCTACTTTTAGTAAACCTAAACCTCGTGTAGATACTTTTAAGGATATGCCTAAAAAGAAAAAGAAAACTCTTGCTGCTGCTAAAAAAGCTGGAGATAATATGAGGGTTCCTGCTGCTAAAAAGAAAAATGAAAGATATCGTTACTATGGTAAACCAGGAGAAACTATAGGTGATCTCTCACGTAAGTTTGAGATAAAGTATGATACTAAACCTCAAGCAATGTTACCACATGAAGAAGGTTATGAAAGTAATAAACGTGGTGGTCAGATTAAAGGCTATAAACATGGAGGTAAAGTTAAAGGTTATAACAAAGGTGGTAAAGTTTCTCGTCCTCGTGGAGTAGGTTGTGCTATGCGAGGATATGGTAAGGCTATGAAATAATTATGGCTAAAGGAAAACTTTTACAAGCATTGGCAGGTGCAGGTGCAGGGAGTGCTACTCGTGAAGGAGTTGAACAAGGAGTCATTCCTCAGTCTGCTATTGATACTGTAGATACAGCAGCACTAGGTGTTATGGGAGGACAAGCTCTAAGATACGCTTATAATAAACTTCCTGAAAGTTATAAAAAGAAAGTTCCTTTTAGAACATTTGCAAAAGCTGCAAAAAAACAAATAAAAGATAAATTTACTAGTCCAAAAGCTATAGCTAAAAGAGGAGCAAAAACAGCAGGGTCTTTACTAACTGGTCCTTTTGCTCCTCTTATGAGTGTTGGATTTTTAGGACATGATTTATATGACATGGGTAAAAAAATGGGTGCTCTAGCACATCAAAAAATAAGTGGAAAAAAAAGAGGTGGTCAGGTTAAAAAGACTAAAAGGAAAATTCGTAGTAAGCCTCGTGGAGTAGGTAAAGCTCTACGTGGTTATGGTGCGGTTTCTCGTTAATGCCTTTTAAATCTAAAAAACAAAAAGACTTTTTAAAAATTAATAAGCCTAAGATTTATAAGAAGTGGAAAAAAAAGTACGGTACAAAAACTACCAAGCGGAAGAGTAGGGGATAAAACTTTTGATAAGGATTAGTTATGAAAAAAATACTAGTAGTTTTCAGTTTATTTATATTAATAGGCTGTGGAACAACTCCCCCTACTGAAGCTAAAGTAAAGAGAGTTAAGGAGAATGTAACTGAACAAATAGGAATAATGACAATATCATGCCTTGACTTAAATGCAATTATAGATTTAGCAGAATCAGATAGATCATCAGCAGTAGCTGTACAAGTTAAACTAAGAAAATATGTTTCAGAGGGTAAGTGTGGAATACATAAACCTAGAATACCTGTACCTCTTGAAACTTTAATTGATGAGTATGTAGATTTTATGGGAATAGAAACTCAAATATGGAAAGTAAAAAATCTAGACTTATGGACATTAATGGCTAAGAATGTTATAAAATATAAAAAATTAAAAAAGAAAAATAAAAACACAATTAAAACATCTATTTAACAAGGACACATTATGGCACTCTCAGGTACATACGCATTTAATTTAGATATTGATGCTGTCATTCAGGAAGCTACTGAAATGATTGGTGGTGGGGAAATCCTGGGACATGAACCTGCATCGGCACGTAGGTCACTTAATTTACTACTAGCAGACTGGCAGAATCAAGGAATACTTCTATGGTCTACAGATGTAAGTACTATTACTGTAGCAGCCAGTACAACTACGTATGACCTGAGTAGTGCTACTATTGATGTAATGGAAGCTGTCCTTAACAGAGATAATACTGATCTTCAAATGACCCGTATATCTTTTGAAGAATATTTAAAGATACCAACTAAAGGACAAACAGGTAGGCCAGCACAGTATACAGTTAAACGTAATCAAAGTTATCCTATTATGTATGTATGGCCTTTACCAGAAAATAATACAGATGTTATTAAGGTAGAACGTATAGGATTTCTTCAGGATATAAATAAGTCTGCTGGTCAAAATGCAGATATACCTCGTAGATTTCTACCATGTTTAACTACAGGACTAGCATACTATATGTCAATGAAAAGACCTGGAGTTGATGCTAATAGAATAGCAATGTTAAAAACTGTCTATGGTGAACAGTTTAAAAATGCTATGGAAGAAGATAAGGAGAGAGCAAGTTTGTATTTTAGACCTAAGTTAGGTTATGTTTAATGGCAAATAATAAAAATGCTTTAGCTATTTGTGATACATGTGGATTTAGATATCCCCATAGAATAATGAGGCTTAATAGTTATGGTATGCTCGTATGTCCTACAGATTGGGATGGAGCTTTTAACTTAGTTAATAGTCCTCAAAATAAATCTCCTGATGTACGTGACGATGAAAATATTCGTAATCCAAGACCAGATGTAAACCTAGTTTTTAATACAGGTTGGAATACAAATACAAATCAATGGGAAGTTGAACAAAGACGGTGGGATTCAATATGAGCACAGAATTAACAGGTAAACAAATATCAAATACATATAACCAATTACTAAAGGTTAATGTATCTACTAATACAGGACTAACAGGTACAGTTCAAACTATTCAGTCAGGAGATGCTACGAATAGTGCCTTACAACTATCACAGGGGGTAGTTAATATTAATGGCACATTTGCTTTAAATGGTACAGATTTAACGGCTGATGCTTCTGCATTAAATGCTATTACTGATCTTTCAGGAATTACTGGGTTAGTAGCTATGAATGGTGGATCAGCAGCAGGACGTACTTTAACTGCTGGATCAGGAATTACAATTAGTAATGCAAATGGAACTGCTGGTAATCCTACTATTGCAGTTAGTTTAACAGGAGTACATATCTCTGCTGCCTCTGCACATTTTACAGGGAATGTAACAGCTTCTGAATTTTGGGGAGCACTTAAAGGAAATGTAGATGCTAACTCTATTGAATCATCTATAGGAAGTTTTAATGGTAGAGTTAGTGCTACTGATATTAAGTCAGTTAGTATTAATACTACAAATCTAGTAGCTACAACAGGTAGTTTTACAACTAAAGTATCAGGGGTAGCAGCAGAGTTTAGTGGTAATGTTTCAGTAGGAGCTTCTATATATGCTGCTGGTGGAGTATATACAGGTACAGTAAGTGCTGGTTATTTTGTAGGGGATGGATCAGGATTAACTAATGTTCCTTCAGCAGAAGGTGGAACAGTTAAACGAGTTCAAGCTGGTACAGGAATTTCTATTACAGTAGATGGAGCTACCTCTACAGCTATTCCTGTAAGTGGTACAATTCTTGTAGCTGCTAATCAACCTGGAATTGAAACTCTGGCTACTGTATCAGTAGGTAAGGTTGCAGTAAGTGCAGAGATATCAGCCCCATCTGGTGCTATAGTTAGATTTAATGGAGATGTTTCAACAGATAACTTATATGCAGCTACGAATGTATATATAGGTGGATCAGCTATTCCTGATGCATCATTTAGAACTTCTATTAATAATGTTGTAACTTCTATTAATACAGTCATAGCTAATACATCTTCAGCATTAGCAACTAGTATAGGAAATAGTAATACTTTAATAACTACAGTATCAGGAGCTTTAGCAACCAGTATAGGTAATAGTAATACAAATATAACTACTAATACAAATGCTATTACTTCTATTAACACAGTAATTGGTGATGGTACTGGTTTTGTAACAGATAGTGAATTAGCTACTGTATCAGCAGCATTAGCTACAAGTATAGGAAATACGAATACAGTATTGGCTGCTACTTCTTCAGCATTGGCTACGAGTATTGGTAATAGTAATACAAACATTACAACTAATGCAAGTGCTATTACTTCTATCAATACTGTAGTAGCTAATGTATCTGCTGCATTAGCACTTAGTATAGGTAATAGTAACAGTGCGATTACTTCTATTAATGCAGTAATTGGTGATGGTACTGGGTTTGTTACTGACTCAGAACTAGCCACTGTATCAGCAGCATTGGCTACTAGTATTGCCAATAGAACTTCTGCTATAACTTCTATTAATACTGTACTAGCTGCTACATCATCAGCTTTAGCTACTAGTATTGGTAATCACCTACCTCTAACAGGAGGAACACTGACAGGGATAGTATCAGGTACAGATATTTATGTAAGTGCTATTGCTATTGGTGTAAACACTTTACTAGGTAAAGACTTACATATTGAAGCAGCAGCCGTAGCAGACATAGTAAGTTTAACTGATGGAGCAAATATTTCTGTAGACTTTAATGCAGGACAAAACTTTCATCTCACTCTAGCAGGGAATAGAACATTAGATAATCCTACTAACTGTGTTCCAGGTCAGGTAGGAAGTATATTTATTGTACAAGATGGATCAGGAAGTAGAACACTAGCTTATGGAACTTCATGGGAATTTATAGGGGGTACTGCTCCTACTCTAACAACAGATGCAGCAGCAGTAGATCGTTTAGATTATATAGTTCGTACATCAACAGCAGTTCAATCTATTTTATCACAAGGGTATAGTTAATGGTATTTAGTAATAATCTTTTAATGGGTGCAGCAGCAGCAGCATCAGGAGGAGGTCTTGATCCTGTTTGGGTTCCTAAAGGATCAATATGGTTTGATAGAGGAAACTCTTACCTAACACGAACTCCTAGTAGTGCTGGCAACAGAAAAACATTCTCTTTGTCATGTTGGATAAAAATGGCAACTTTAAGTGCTGACCAAACATTATGGAATGCTGCTCCTTCTGGTACAGGTAATGAAGATATGTTCATTATAAGAAGTAGTAATATTCCAGAGTGGATGGGAGCAGGATACACTTATTCTCAAGCTACAAGAGTTCTGCGTGATCCTACTGCATGGTATCATATATTATTTGTAAGAGATTCAACGAATACTGTTGTGTCCCAAAGAGCTTTAATGTGGATAAATGGTGAGCTTATAACTAATACTGCTGGTAATACAATTACTTTAGATTCTGATGCAACGTATTGGAACAATACTAATCTTCATTCTATTGGTAATAGACAACATTCAGCGGCAGGGCCTAGTAGTAGATATGGAGGATATTTATCTGAAGCTATTAATTTAGATGGTTATGCAGCTACTCCTTCAGATTTTGGGAAGTATGATTCTAATGGAGTTTGGGTTCCTGTAGAACCTACTGATCTTGTTACGGCTCAAAAAGGAACAAATGGTTTTTGGTTAGACTTTGCTGATTCTTCTGATTTAGGCAATGATGTTAGTGGAAACAATAATGATTGGGCCTTGACAGGTTTAAGTTCTACTAATGCTTCAGCGGATCGCTGTTCAGATGAAGCACCAAATACGGGAAACTTTGCAACATTTAATTCATCTTATAGAGAAGGAAGTGGTTATAATGTACCATTATCTAATGGTAATTTGACCTATGCTAACAGTGGGTTTGGACGAGTATCGTCAGCAATAGGAACTATTGGTGTTTCTAGTGGAAAGTTTTATTGGGAGGTGACATGGAGTGCAGCATCTCCATATTTAAGTAGTCGTGTAGGAATAGCTCAAGTAGATGACAGGGCTGCAAATCCTGATGGAGGTGTTTCTCAGTATTTAGGAAGAACTGCTGGATCATTTTCTTTTGCAGCTTGGGCATCAGGAGCAGAAGCAGGGAAAAAAGAAACTAGTGCATCATTTTCTAGTTATTACGATACGGCTGTAGCTTTATCAGATACAGTAGGTGTTGCATTTGATGCGGATAATGGAGCGATCTGGATTTCAGTTAATGGAAGTTGGGTTGATGGGAGTGTCACAGGACAAAGTAGTGCTACCGTATTAGCTTCTATTGAAACATATGCAAATAATTACGTTATGTTTGATGGATTAACAGATGGCCCATATGTTCCTGTATGTACATGGGATGGAAGTAATGGAACAGGTGCAATAAATTTTGGTCAAACAGCTTTTGATTACACCCCACCAACAGGATTTAAAAAATTAAATAGCTCTAATATGTCTGAGCCTGATGTAAAAAATGCAGAAGATAATTTTCTTCCAATAGTTTATGAGGGTAATGGTGCAGGACAACGTGTAGGAAACTTCATACCTTTTACAGATAGTTATACTGTTGGTAACTCTGCTAGATTTGATGGAGCAGAAGATTATCTTCGTTTTAACCCAACTGCTTCTGCTGCTGGTCAAAAAACATTTACTATTTCAGCTTGGATGAAAAAGAATGATTCAGCGGATTATCAAAGTATAATATCTGCTACAGATGGAGCTACAGCTACTTCACAGTTTGGTTTTGGGTCTTCTGGAGGTGGAGGAACTGATAACTTATTGTGGTTTTATACTGGTGGAAGTAATGTAGGAGTAACAACGACAATACAAGTAAGTGGAATAAGTAGCTGGAATCATATATTATTAATAGTAGATACTACTGAAAGTACTAATACTAATAGAATAAAAATTTATTTAAATGGAGTACAGCAAACACTTACAACATTTAATAGTAATGGAGATGGAGGATACCCAACTCTAAATGAAGCAACAAAGTTTTGTCTTTCTTCTACTTTCCCTCATAGAATAGGATCATATAACGGAACTGGTGCTTTTCTAAATGCATATGTTTCTGAATTTGTATTTATAGATGGTACTGCTTATGGGCCATCTTCATTTGGTCAGACAGACACTTCAACAAACAGGTGGATACCTAAAGATGTTTCAGGCCTAACCTTTGGAACCAATGGATGTTATCTTCCATTCCCACAAAAAAATGCATATGGGTTAGATACAAGTCAAGGAGCTTCTGCTGCTTTAGATGCTCAAACATTATTCTTAGCAAACTTTGATGGTTCTGATGCAGCAACAAGTGCTACTGATTCTAGTAATTTTTCCCATACTATTACATTTGCAGGTAATGCTCAATTAGATACAGCTATTAAAAAGTTTGGAACTGCTGCTTTATTGCTAGATGGTAGTGGTGATTATGTATCAATGGCTTCTTTCCCTCCATTAGCAGATAGTTCTTTTTGTATTGAAGGGTTTGCATATTTAACTGATGGATCAGGAACTCAATTAGCATTTATAGGAAACCGTGATGGTGGGGCTGATGATGATAGCTGGTTAATTAATATTGGTGGAACAGCAAAACGAATGTCTGTAAGAACTGATAACACTGAAGTTATGGCATCTGATACAGATATTACTCTTAACACATGGACACATATAGCTTATACATGGGATGGAACTACTAATAGATTATTCCAAGCAGGAGCCTTAGTTGCTTCTTCAACTGCTTTTACTCCTAATTATTCAGACATAAATACATTGTATATTGGGCATGATGGAAGAGGCACAACTAATGATTGGCCTGGGTCTATTGATGAGGTTAGAGTTGTAAAGGGATCGGCTGTTTATACATCAACCTTTACTCCTCCCACTTCAGCTTACTCTGCACCTGCTGCTGGAAATATGTTTGTTCCTTATAATTTAGATCAAATTTATGGTTCCAATCAGATGTATGATACTCCTACCAAAAACTTTGATACGTTTAATCCTTATGGACCAATGAGTGCTGCTGGTGGATTAACAGAAGGAAATTTAAAAGCAACGGGAACTCCAGATAATACTGGTGTTAATGTTATACCAGCTAACGGAAAGTTTTATTGGGAGGTGTTGCTTGAAGCAACAGCAGGAACAGCAAAAGATGCTGTAGGTGTAATGACTGTAGACAGAGCAAACACAGGTTCATACGGATTAGGATCATTCTTATATGCAAAAAGTGGAGAAACCTACGGAGGGTCAGCATGGACATCAGGAAAGGGATGGGCATCATATTTAGCAGGAGATGTAATAGGAATATATTATAATGCTGGCAGCTTAACTTTTTACAAGAATGGAGCTTCTCAAGGAACTGTAAATTTCTTTAATGGATCATCTGATGTAGTGCTTACGGTTCAAGGAGAAAATGCATCTACAGTGTTTGTATTAAATACAGGCCAATGGATTTACTTTGATGGAGCAACTACTACCTTGGATGCTAATGCAGGAGGATACTTTCAACAGACTTCATTACCTACAGATTCAAAGGCATTACAGCAAGACAACTATGATGCTAGTACGGCTGGCATTACAGGCTTCTCATGGATTAAGAACCGTGATGCTGCTGATAATCATGTACTTCAAAATAGAGTTAGTGGTGTGGGTAAATATTTAGAATCAAATTCGGCAATAGTAGAAACTACTAACACCAACTCTGTTCAAAGATTTCTACAGCAGGGTGTTCAAATAGGAAATATGGACGCTGTAAATACTGATGGGGAGTCATATGTACTTTGGCAATGGGCAGCTAATGGTACAGGTACTACTAACTCTGATGGAAGTGGGGCTGATGTTACTGTATCAGCTAATGCAACAGCAGGATTTAGTATAGTTAAATATGTAGGAGATGATACTTCTGGTCGTACAATAGGAACAGGATTAACAGCGCAGCCAGCTTTTATATTAGTAAAAAATATAGATAATGGTACTTATAATTGGATAGTCTATCACAAAAGTGTAGGCAATACAGGTGCATTGAGTATAAATGATAGTGATGTTATATCTACCAGTTCTACATATTGGAATAATACTAGTCCTGCAACATCTTCTCCTTTTGTATTTTCAGTAGGAAATTCAGTTGCAACCAATAAAGCTAGTGATGATTTTATAGCTTATGTATTTGCTGAAATAGAAGGTTATTCTCAATTTGGAGAATATACTGGGAATGGTAATGCTGATGGGCCTGTTGTTAATTTAGGGTTTAAACCAGCATTTGTTTTAATTAAGGCTACTCAACGATCAAACAACTGGCATATTTTTGACTCTGCTAGAAATCCTTATAACCAAATAACAAACGATGCATTGTTCCCTGATCTTGATTTAGCAGAAGGTGGTACGAATGCTATAGATTTTCTTAGTAATAGTTTTAAATTAAGGACATCAGAGGATTGGTTAAATTCGTCATCTAGTAATAATTATATTTATGCTGCATTTGCATCTAATCCCTTTGGAGGGTCAGGAGTTAATCAGGGAAAAGCGAGGTGAGAAATGGACCCCATCACAATAGGAACAGCTATAGGAGCGTGTAAAGCAGCAGTAAGCACAGCTAAATCTATTCAAGAACTATCACATAGTTTACAAGATTTATGGACTGCTGAAGCAGATTATAATGAAAAGAAAAGAAATAAAAAAGAACCTGTTAAAGCTACATCACGTATGCAACAAATCATACGGAGAAGAGCACGAGAAGATGAAGATGCTTATGGAGATGATACAAGTATAGCTAATGTAGCTACTGATGTATTAGCAGAAAAAGAAAACACTATGGCATTAGAGGGACTTGCCATTGAGATAGATAGAAAATGGGGTAAGGGTACGTGGGATAAAATAAGATATGAAAGAGCTAAAAGACTTAAAGCTAGACATGAAGCTAAAAGGGATGCAGCATTAAAAGCTAAAACAAAGGAATTAGAAGATAAAGAATTTTTACATAAAATTTTTTTAGAAAGTAGTAAAGGTATAGCTTTAATTATTGTTATTACAGGATTAATTTATGGATTAATATGGGCAAAGAATAATAAACAAGTAAGGTATCCAACATCTAATATAGAGATAATAAAAATATGGAATTTGGTATAAGAGAATTAATTCAATTTGGTACTTTACTAGCTTCTTTAGCTGGAGCTTTTGCTGTTGTTAAGTCTCAATTATCTAGGGTTATACAAGATATATCTAGTATACAAAAAGAATTATATATAATTAATACTCGTATAGATCAGGCAGATGCAGACCGTGCAGTTATTAAACATCAGAATAAAATATTTGGTGGTATCTTATCACCAGGAAATTTAGAAAAGTTAAATATAAAGATTGCAGAACTACAAACAGAAATGAAAATTGTTCATAAAAATTTAGATAAACTACATACTATGCATAATGGGAAACACCCTAGTATAAATTAAAGGAGAAGATAATGTTTGCGTTAGTAAAAGCTGGACAAGTTATTAAAGAGTTAAGGGGAGGGGAACCTTATACAAATGAAGCTGGTACTCAATATCCTGCTAGTATATTTTTTGTTTGGTCTGTTGATGAATTAATTGCTATTAATATTTATCCACTTATTATTACTAGTAATAATCTAGATAGTAAAACAGAAAAAGAAACTGGTTCTTATGAATATACTATTAATGATAAATCTGTTTCTAAACTTAAAGCTAAGTCAGACTTAGATATTGATAAGGTAAAGACTAATGAAATTTCTACAGTAAAGGGTACTCAAAATAATGCATTAAGTTCTACTGACTGGTATTATATTAGAAAGACGGATAAGGGTACGGCTATTCCTACAGATGTACAAAATTATAGAGATGCAGTAAGAGTAGTAGGGGATAAGATGGTATCAGATATTATGGCTGTAAGTGATAAAGCAGGATTTCAAGCATTGTATCCTGTATGGAATGAAGATAAAGAAAATATTGGTGGAACACTAGGCATTTGGCCTGATCCAGAAGATTATAATTTATAGGAGATAGGTAATGTCATCAACTTATACATCACGCATAAAACTGGAGCTACAAGCTGATGGCGAAAATGCTAACACTTGGGGTCAGCGTTTAAATAATAATGTTATTCAACTGGTAGATGATGCTGTTGCAGCTTATACAACTGTATCATTAGCTGGTGATGCAAGCTATACACTTACAAATAATAATGGTGCAACGGATGAAGCTAGAAGTGCTATATTAGAATTTAAAGGAGAAATAACTACATCTATTAATGTTATTATTCCTAGTCAATCTAAATTTTATATAGTAAGAGATAAGACTACACGAAATGGTGGTGATTATGTATTACAAACTGCTGGTAATGCAGGATATACTATACCTGTAAGTTCTCGTGGTATTTATTTCTGTGATGGTGTTAATATTCATACTCTTAATGCTGGTGGATTAGGACTTGGTACAGCAGCTTCTTTTGATGTAACAGATACTTCTATTGTAGGTAAAGCTGATGTTAATGGTGCTGTATCAGCAGCTACAGCTATAACAATAGATAATACTTCTACAGGTGGTGGAGCAGCCGTTAGTATTCAAGCTGGTTGGACAGTACATGGTACATCTGTAGAAGCTAGTACCCACGTAGTTACTCGTGATAGTGCGACTCAAATTACAGTTAATACAGCACAAACATTAGCTGATGATACAGTACTAACATTTAAATATCCTGTAAGTGCTACAGAAATTCCTGATGTATCTGCTGCTGATGCTAGATATGTACGAGTATCTACGGCTGATACTATTAGAGGAGCTAAGATATATACGAGTATAGCTACCTTTAATGCTCCTGTAGCTACTCCTGCTACTACAGTAGCTTTATCTGCTGCTCAGTCTGTAGTTTCTATTAGTTTTGCTACTCGTAATACATTTGTTGTTAGTCTGGTATCTGCTCAAGGATGTAGTGTAGCTGCTCCTTCTAATGCTACGGCTGGTCAGTCAGGTTCAATTTATTTAATTCAAGATGGTACAGGAGGATCAGTATTAACTTATGATCCTGTTTGGAGATTTCCTAATGCTAGTGCTCCTTCTAATACGATAACAGCTAGTGCAGTTGATCTCTTAGTTTATAATGTACGATCTGCTACTACGATTGATGCAGTATTACTTAAAGGTTTTGGAAGAACTTAAATGTCTTCAATGAACTCTAAATATGTAAAGTTAAACTTCAGGCCAGGGTTTCATAGGGAAACTACGCAGTATGCTGAAGAGGGTGCGTGGTATGATGGGGATCGTGTGCGATTTAGAGCAGGTAGACCAGAGAATTTAAGAGGGTATGCTCAGAAAACTACTACACCTTTCTTAGGTAATGCTAGAGATTTACTTACTTGGTCAGATAATGATACTCTAAGGCATATGGTTTTTGGTACAGATAAAAAACTATATACTTATTATACTGATGATACGATCTATGATATAACTCCTATTGTGAGTACAGTAGTTGTAGGATCAGGAAAGATTGGTTCAACATCAGGTTCAGTTGTAGTATCTGTATCTCAAGCTGCACATAATTTAAGTGAGGGAGACTATGTATTATTTACTTCTGTTTCTGATGGTAGTGGTGGGGATATTGGTGGTTTAAGTTTAAATAATAATAACTATCCTGTATCATTAGTTAATATAAATAAATTTACTATTGCAGCTTCAGCAACAGCTACAGGAACAGATACAGGAATTGGTACACTTAATTATCTTTTAGCTACTGGTACATCATCAGCCATTCAAGGACTAGGATATGGGGCTGGTGTATACAATGCAGCATCGGCTGGAACTCCAGGTTATACTAGTGTAGCTTTCTCTAATGCATTTAGTGTAGTAGGTTCTAATACAAATGTAAGTGTAGCAGAGACAGGGCATAGCCATGTAGTAGGAAACTTTGTAGAATTTTATAATGCTACAACAATTGGAGGTAATGTTGTCTTATCTTCTACTGCTCAAGGTGGACCTATATTTCAAATAACCAGTGTTCAAACTAATGCCTTTAGTTTTGCTTTATCTTCTGTAGCTAATGCTACGAGTGCAGCAACAGGAACAGCCACAGGATTTTTCTTACCTGTATCTATTACCACTACAGCAGGGTATAGAGCATGGGATGAAGAGGCAGATCAGAGTGGTATAACATTTGAAATATCTCAGTGGAGTTTAGATAATTGGGGTGAAGATATACTTGCTAACCGTAGGGGTGATGGTATATACTATTATAATGTAGATGCAAGTTCTACTCCACAAAGAGCAGCAGTAGTATCAGCTAATGATGCACCTACAAATGTTAGAACTATTTTACTAGGACCAAAGAGACAGTTAATATGTTTTGGTTGTAGTGTTTTTGGTGGGGATTATAGTCCAATGGCTGTACGTTGGGCTGATACAGAAGACTTTAATCAGTGGACACCATCAGCAACTAATACATCAGGAGATAATATCCTTACAGATGGTACAGAAATTATAGGTGCAGTTAGATCACGTAATGCTATTAATGTATGGACAGATAATTCACTATGGTTAATGACATTTATTGGTGGTAATGATGTCTTTGGTTTTAAACAGATGGGTACTAACTGTGGATTGATTGCTACTCATGCAGCCGTAGACTTTGATGGTAGAACTTTTTGGATGGGAGAAGATAACTTCTATGCTTTTGATGGACAGGTTAGAAACTTAGACTGTACAGTTAAAAGATACATCTTTGATAGAATTAATAAGACTAATAAGGATAAGATTTATGCTGGTATTAATTCAGAGTTTAAAGAAATTGTCTGGTTATATCCTTCAACAGGGCAGGATGAGTGCGATAGTTATGTTGTATTTAATCCAGTGGAAAACTACTGGGTATATGGCACAGGTTTCTGGACTACTTACTCAGATAAAAATGTCTATAATAATACCATTACTACTGGTACATCAAGCTCTGGTAGTTCTTATATTTATGATAATGAGCCAGTAAGTATTTATACAGGAACTAATAATACGGCCTTGACTTCTTATCTAGAATCTGCTACATTTGAAATAGATGATGGTTCTAGAATTATGTTTATGGATCGTATGATCCCTGATTTTACTATGGATAATAGTGGTTCACTACAATTTAGTATTACTACTAAACAATATCCAGCTAATACTTCAATTACAAAAGGACCATTTGAAATTACACCAACAACAAAAAAAGTTGACTTGAGAGCGAGAGGAAGGGAAGCTGCTGTAAGGGTATCATGTGATACTGCTGGTACTTCTTGGAGGTACGGTTCTCTTAGGTTAGCAGTTCAACCAGATGGGATGCGATAATGGCAAGGTATCCAGAAGTTTCAACATTTATAATGGTTGATTTGTCTAATGAAGAGAGCCGTACAATCTATAATGAAATGCAATTATGGAGTGGGGCATTAATTAATGAACTAGATACTCGTGATTCAGAAGTAGATGCAGCACCAGCTACCACTGTATTAGCTGTAACAACTGTTACAAGTATAGGTGCTCCTATTGCTGGCAATATAGCTTTTTCTACTGGTGAAAGTAAATTTAAAGGATATGATGGAACTAACTGGCAGGATTTACACTAATGGATATGAATGAATTTTATAAATTTTTAAATGAGAGTACTTATATTAATAATATTAATACTGGACAAGCAGTAGTTCCTAATATGTTTCAAGGTCAACAATCATTTCAACCTATGAAATCAGGTGGAAAAGTAGAAGGTAATGTATATACTAATAGTATGAAAGCACATTCTAATTATATGAATCCTCAGAAGTTAAAGGATAAATGATGGCAATGATGAAGATGCCTCCATTAGGGAGAATAGGACAAACAATGGGCCGTATGGGTCGTATGGGGGATAATACTCTCGTGCATATGAACCCACAAGAAGTTCAAGGATTAGCTGCACTTGGTAGACTAACCTATAATCCTATTACAGGTTTACCTGAAGCCTTTAACTTTAGTGAAGTAATTGAAGAAGCAGTAGAAGAAAAAGAAACAGACAGAGGTAAGCAGTATTTTGTAGACTTGGTAGAAAAGATACATGAAACTTTTGTTGATCCTCAACCTACAGGATTAGCAGGAGCAATGCCCCCTAATATGTCTATGCCTCAACAACCTCCAATACCAATGCCACAACCACCTATGCCTCAAGGAATGGCTGGTGGTGGATATGTTGGAGGTGATGGACATGGTATGGAAGATAATCAGATGTTTCGTATTCATGGAGGAGGGTTAGCTGCATTATCTCCTAAAGAATATGTAGTTCCTGCTGATGTAATGTCTGGACTAGGTAATGGTAATCCTGATGATGGTGCTGAAAAGATGGATGATTTTATTTCTGACTTCCGTCAAGAAAAATATGGTAGAGATAAACAACCTCCTGAAATGGATGGGAGAAAACAATTAGAGAAACTTACCTAATGATTATTAGAGAAGCACAATTAGCTGATATATTTGAAATTACAAATATTTTAATAGAAGAGATGTATACAGAGGTAGGAATTGGAGAACCATCACGATCAAAAGTATTAGATTATATTACTTTTTTATTTAATGAAGGAGCATTATATGTAGCTCAAAGTAATATAGTTAAGAAAGAAGGAGGGTTAGAGTTAGCAGGAATGACAGGTGGACATATAAGTGAGTGGTGGTGGTCTGATCAAGAATTTTTATCAGAAGATTTTACATTTGTACGTAAACAATTTAGAAAGGGCAGACTAGCCTTAAACTTAATGAAGAAGTTAGATACCCATGCAAAGAAATTAAATATACCACTAGTAACTGGTGTCTTTAATGATGTAGAACATGAACGCAAAAACAAACTCTTTTCTAAATTATATCAACACTTTGGATATATATATTTAGGAGGGGACTTAAAGGTGATAGGGAGAAAATAAATGTGTTTTGGTGGTGGTAGTAGTAAGCCTCAAGTTGTCTCAACAGGAACTCAACAGGTAACTGACAAGAGTTGGGAGACACTAGAGCCATATATAAAAAATGTTCTAGAATCATCTAGGTCACGCTTTGAAGATCAACTTGCAACAGGATATGAAGCATTTCCTGGTGGGTATGAGGGACGTTATGAAGGACCAACTCAAGAAGAACTAGCAGCTAGAGAAGGTATCCTTCAACAGGGACTATCTGGTATAGCTGGTACTGGTATGTCTTCTGCTCGTCCTTACTATGAGTCAGGACTATCAGCCCTTTCATCGTCAATGGATCAGTTTGGCCCACAACAAGCACAGCAGTACATGAATCCCTATCAACAGGCTGTGGTTGATGTAGCTAAACGTGAAGCAGTACGATCCGCACAACCTACCTTTAGAAGTATTGGAGATCGTGCTGAAGCTACAGGAGCCTTTGGTGGTAGTAGACAGGCAATAGCAGAGGCAGAGGCTAATCGTAATCTTCAACAACAACTTGGTGATATTCAAACAAGAGGGATGCAGTCAGCATTTGAACAGGGACGATCTGCCTTTGAAGCACAGAAAGCTAGGGAAGCTGCTGGTGCTGGACGTATGTTTGCTCAAGCTCCTTTAGCTTATCAACAAGGAATACGTGAGCTAGGGGCTGTAGAAGAAGTAGGTAGAGCTAGACGAGGAGATGAACAGGCTAAGAAAGATTTTCTCTTTGAACAGTTTGAGGCAGAGAAAACATTTCCATCACAGGTATATGGTGAACATCTTGGTCATGTACGTGGGTTCCCTTATCAACCATCTATGTATAAGACTACTACTAGTAGTCAACCTCGCCCTAGTACAGGAAGACAGTTACTAGGTGCTGGTATGGGTCTTGCTAGTATGGCTGGATCATTAGGATTTAAGCCATTTGGTGCAAGTGGTGGTCAAGTAGCCCAACTAGAAAGTGGTGGACAAATTCAGGGTGGTTTGAGTGGTCTTGTTCAACGACACCAGAATAATACTGTAGATATAGTAGGAGCAGAAACAGAAATGATAGAAGGTAATACATTACCTCCATCTGTTGTTTCTTCACCTGTTGCACCTCCAACGTCATCTAATCTTCAGAGTATTCTTATGGACAGACTTACAAAAAGAAAACCTGTTAATTTAAATCCAGTTAGAGATGCATTAGCTAGAGCAGCAGAAGCTCGTAAGGCTACGTATGGTCCTGAATTTAGAGAACGAGAACAAGCTAGAATAGACAATATGAGAAGTCAAGCAGCATTTGATCAGTTAGGTAAAGTAGGCGCAGCTATGATGTCTGCTCCTGGTCATATGGATATTTTACAGTCATTAGGACATAGTGTAAAAGAAACAGGAGCTATAGATAAATTAGGAGAAGTTAGAGAAAAACAACTTGCTGCACAAAAAGAATTAGATAAGAGAGATATGGTAGATGCTGACGCTGAAGTAAAAGAAAGTTTACAGTTAGCTAACATAGAAATGAAAGAACAAGAACTCTTAAATGCAGAAGTAAAAAATATGGTAGCTTTGGCTAAAGCACAGGGAGCAGACTTAAAAGAATTAGAAAGGTTTTCTAAAATTGTTGGACAACAAGGAGGTGCTGTAGGTAGTGCTGATGCATTAAGAGCTATTAAAAAGATGAATGAGTTACTTAGAAAAGGAACACCTGTACAAAAAGCTGCTCAAATAGCTTTAAGACAAGTTAGAAATCAAACATCAAATGTAGTAACTAATACTCCTCCTGGTGGATCAGCTGGAACTGGTAGGGGTAAAGGAACAACTAAATCCACTCTAGATGATTTGCATAAACAAGGTTGAGGCTAATCTATGGCTCTTTATTATGATACTGATACCTTTCACGATATCCGAAGGGATATAGATGAGGTTATAAATAATACAGGTACTATCTCTAAACAACAAAGAGATGAAATTGTATCGTCTTATGAAGAAAATCCTCAAGAGTATGTGCAAGAGTATCAAAAATATATGACTGCTAGAAAAGGTGGGTATGGTGACGAGGATTCCTTTCGTGATCCTGGTGAGTATCTTACTGACATAGCAGGTACAGCTATTGGAGGAGCAGCAGAAGGTATTATTGATGTAGGTGAAGCTATATTACCTGAAGCAGTTACAAAAAAAATTGCATCTGTTAGTGATGATGTAGCTGAATATATACCTGAAGGAGTTAAACGATACTGGGCATCTAGTTTTGATCCCTATCATGGTGAAGGTTTGTCATCAGATATTAGTGAAGGAATAGGAACAATTGCATCATATCTTATAGCTGGTGGTCCTGCTGTAAAAATAGCAGGTAATGTAATTAAAGGAACAATGGGAGCACAGAAAGCTACAGGTAAATTAGCTAATGCATTGAAGTGGGGAGTAGGTGGTACGATAGGTGCTACTGTTGTTGAAGACCCATCAAAAGAAAATTATGTTAATGTTATATCTGATTATATAAAAAATAATTCTCCTGATACTTATGAAGAATATAAAGATACTCTAGAGACACTAGCTGTTGATCCTAATGATCCAAGAGCTTTACAATATGTTAATGCATTATTTAATAACCTAGCTTTTGAAGGAGTATTTGGAGCAGCATTAGGGGCAGCAGGTACAGTAGCTAAACCAGTTGTTAATAGATTTGTAGATGCAGTTCATAAGATAGGTAATAGTAAAACAGTTATTAGATCATCTACTCCTATATCTCGTTTAATGAATAAAGTTTCTAGAAATTTAACTTCTCGTTTTGGTACTGATGATACAATGTTAGAAGCTGTAATAAAAAAAGATGGAGCAAGTAAAGCTGCACTTACAAGAGCTAGTGCATTTAATGAAGAGTTAGAAAAAGTATTAAAAAGAGACAACTTAAATAACCAACCTTATCTAGAAGATGTGGTATATGGTGCATTAAATGGAGATAAAGATAAACTTAATTTATTAGCACAGAGTTCAGAAGAAGGAGCTAAAATAGTTACAGAAATGAGACAAGCTATAGATGATTTATCTACAGCAGTTAATAATAAAATGGTAAAGGGAGGCACTAAACTATCCGCAAAGATAGATAAGAATAAAGGTGTT